TCATAACTTTTATTTAAAAAAAAACCATAGGGTTTCCCCTATGGTTAAATATATGACATTTATTTTTATCGTAAATACTATATTAGTAAACCAAAATACATCTATCAGGACGAAGAGTTGCCGTAATAGTTGCCAAGTTCTCCTCACTATAACTTAACGAGTCAAAGTTAACGTCAGTCAAGAATGTACCTTGTAAAATCCATTTTTCAACTGCAACACCTGTCGGGTCTAACATTTCAAGGTCTAAGTCTTTCTTATATCCTGCAGCATATCCCATACGACCTGTAACAGATTCCGCATGTAAACGAACCCACTCCATAAGAGCTTGTGCCGCTGATGGTCCGATTGGGTCACGGAACGTTACGTTAATAGTGTTCCAGTTAAATCGTCCTGCAACGAATGTTGATGTATTTAAGAATGGAATTTCAGTTGCTCCAATCGTTACCTGTGGACGTGAAGTCGATTCAACGTACCAAGAATTGATACCCAATGATGAAGGAAAAGAAAGTATAAATCGATTCTTTCTTTTTGGTTCATACGGTGTGGGCATTTTCATTAATAAATCAGCCATAGTATTTTGGTTTTAAATTTGTTTCTTTTATTTTATTATAAATATTATGAGTTCGAAAAAATTATCTATTTACTTTATTTTAGAAATCAATTACACATAGAATGTGCCCAGATTTACTGAAATATATTAAACTTCTTGTTTTTCTCCTCCTTTTGTTAAATAAGTCTTAACTAGTTTATCTTTATCTTCTACATCTAGAAAATCTTTAATCTTCTCTATATTTCTAGCATCATCATCAGAAAAGCCTATATTAGGAACAAAATTGTTCTTAACATCGTTTTTAAAGTATGCCTTCTCCCCCAACTCTTGTGCCATATTTTTAACATACGAAAGGAAGTTTCTTAATGCCACGATTTTTCCTTCTTCAGGATTGGCAGCACTACCCTCACCATATGTTACAGGATGAAACTTCGCCAAGTCCAAATAGAAGTCAATCATTTCTTTGTCACTCATTTTTGTTTCATCAAAATATTCACGATATCTTTTTAGGTTACTTAATAAATCTTCCTTACTAATACCATTGTGGTCGGTCACAATCATATTGTAAACCGCCTCACGAAGAGTGTCAGGGTGGTGTCCCCTCGCAGTGATTATCGAAAAAATTGACCCCCCATTTATTGCTTCAACAAAATCGTCCCATGAAGGACCTATTTTTGCCATCATAGCATCAACAATAAATGCTTTATCACCCTTTACACCAAAATTACGGTAAGGGTCACCAGCGTATCCAACAATCTTCTTATTCTTATAGTCAAAAGGTTCTTTACCTATCTGTTCTCTATATTCAGCAAAGTCTTCTGTACTCATACCAACCTCACCACCATTCTCATCTTGTAGAACGATTTGTGTTGGCATTGTCACAATATTATCATCCCAGTCAAAAGCGTAATACTTTAAATCTGGTTCACCCGCCTCATCGAAACCCTCTCTTAATTGTTTCTCTTCAGCATATTCCTTTATTATTCTACGTATATTCATTACTTCTCTTTAGAAACTTTAGTTATTAGTCTTTCTAATTGTTCTTCTGATACAACAATGTTTTGTGGTTTTTCAGAAAACGTCTTCTTATCAGAACCTTTGATTTCTAACGCTTCGTTTAAGTATTTCTTTTTAAATTCCATTATTGTCTTTTTTAGGCTATAAAGGGGGGAACTTTCGAACCCCCCTTATAATGTGTTTATTATCTATTAGATATTTTCGAACGATGCTCCTGTTGGAGTAATCAAGAATTCGATATCGATGAATTCAAGAGCTCTTGTTGGTTTTAGATAAATCTTACCTGTTAGGGTGTTTGAATCTAAATCTTCAGGAGTGTTTGATACTGTTACACGGAAGTCAATTAAACCTCTATCTCTACGGATTGAATCCAAGATTGGGTTAACTGAATCCAAGAACTGTTGTCTTACTTTCTCATCGTTTTGTTCGAACAACAATCTAACCGCTACTGCTGAAATCAACTTACGAGCTTGTAGTAACAATCTTCTAACGTTGATTCTGTCAAGTGCAGATTCTTTAATTTGAAGTGTTTTGTTACCCCAAATTACTGTTCCTACATCTGAGAATGTTGCGATTGGGTTGATTCTATCTTTGTATAGAGTATCACGGTCATCTTGTGTCAACTTCTTACGTGCTTTAACTGAGTTCACGATACCTCTTGTGTAACCCGCTGATGCGAACCAAGGGAATGCGATGTTATCAGTCAATGCTAAGTTTCTTACAACCTCACCTGTTGGTGGAAGATAAATCTGAGTATTGTTGTTAGTATCTCTCGTTAATATCCATGGGTAGTAAGTCGCACTGTAGTTAGAGTCAATACCTGAATCATCTAATAAGTCTACCAATTCTTCAGGGTAAATAAACTGAGTATCGAAGTCCGCAGTATTTGGTGAGAACATATCGTAGTCAGGTGCAGTCATCACGTAGATTGAATCCGCTCTGTCTGTCTCAACCATTTCGATTGCGTCATTTACTAACGATGCGTTGTTAACAAAATCAATACCAGGTGTAGTGAACACGTTAATGTTTACAGCCTCAGGGTTATTGAATGTTGTTTGACCCCACAAGTATGCGTAGTAGTCAGTATTTGCCCATTGTTCTTGGTTAGGACCTGTGATTGGTTTAAAGTAACCCCAACCTGTTGAATCAGGATAAGTAATTGATGTTGAACTGTTACCTTTTAAGAAACCTGTGTTACCAAGTGAGAATGAATCTCCATTTGTACGGTATTCTCTGTAGATATCCCATCCATCAAAACCACCTTGAGCAAGAAGTGTGAACTTTCTTGATGCCAACGAGTAGTATGGGTTTGTATTATTATTTGGGTCAGTTTGGAACGATGCAACACCTACATCAAATGCCGATGTACCTGATGTTGAATATCCACCTGATATTGTCACAACTGTTGCTCCTGAGTCCATATGGAAACCTTTGGTCAATACTGGCCAATCAGTACCATTTCCATCAGAAGTTGTTGGAACTTGTTTACCTTTATATTCAAAGAAGTCACCATCAATACCTACAGTTGAAGAGAAACCTAAGTAAGTTTTTCTAACTCTGTCACCCGCACTCCTTACTACGTTGTCAGCCCCTGAAGAAGCTCCGAATGGTGGGTTGTAAACAATCTCACCAGGTGTGTAGTATTTAGTTTTATAAACAGGGAATGGATTTTTAACTCCTGAGTACTCTCTGAAGTTGTAACCTTCAAATCCACAAGGAAGTGCATCATCAGGATGGTCTTCATCCATTTCAACCATAATATATTTAGACTTCAATTCATATTCACCGTTTGATGTACCTACTCTTTGTGCTACGTATGAGTTTTGAGTTGGGTTCATAGTACAATTTGTGAATTTTTCTAATACGATGACATTATCATCGGTATCAAAGAAGTCACGAACGATAATATCAAATGTACCGTTACTGAACTGCATGTTAGCAATAGAAACTTTTACTTGTCTGTTTGCTGAACTACCGTCAGAAATCAATACAAACTTGAACAATCTGTAAACCGTATTACCACGTAATTCTGAAACTACGTAAGGTGTTGTAGGTGTTTGATAAGTATTCAAATACCAACCGATAGATGTCGTATCTAAACCTCTCGCTTCAGGTAATGCAGTTAATGAAGAATTTAATCCTCTAATATATCCATTGTTGTATGAATCATTTAATGTTGTTTGGAATACTTCCTCTAAGAATACAGGAACTTCATTTCTTGGTTTAGAGAAGTTACCTTTTCCAAATACCTTACTAATGTAGTTTGTGCTCGAAGAATCAAATGATGTGTTGAATGCGAAGTCATCACCATCACTTGTTACACCTGATACTCTAAATGTTGATTTAGGGTTAGTTGAAACACCTGAATATGAACCTGTAGTAATTAATGTTACATCACTTGTTCCTGTAACTGTGTAAACAGGACCACCTGAACTGTCAGTCGTAACACCTCTTGAACGAAGAGTTGCAACAACTACGTCATCGTAATCTGTGTATGAAGTACCTGAGTAGTCTGAGTAATAAACTGACATCTCACCTGAGAATGCTCCACTACCTAAATCTTCTAAAGTACTTAATGCCGCACCAAATCCGAATCCATCATAC